GAGCTTCAACGCTTCTACGATAGCCTTCGTCGTTCTCGTAGCGAGGATCAGCCATTGATTGAGTCATCTCGTAGCTAGATCCAAAGGGAACAGCAAGGGCGTTACCAGCAGTGCCTCCTTGGACAAGTGATACCGGATCTCCTCCGTCTGCTACATAGCGAGCATAGAGACCTCGAATAGCCATTGCAGCAGCATCTCGGTCTCCACTCTCTACGGTGTTGTTGTAGACCTGTTGTTCTTGGTCTGTGAGAGCGGTGGATGCCCACTCGGCCATAGACTCGTAGTTATCTTTTCCACCAATCTCCGCTTGAAGAGACTCTTCTTGTTGGGATTGGAGTGCCTCGAAACCTTGGACATAGGTATCAACAACATCCCTGCTTAAGCCAGCTTCTTCAAGACTTTGATAAGCTGAGTCGGATAACGTCCCATTCTCGTAGTATTCCTCAGATGCTGCTGTTACGGCCTCACCCATTGCGGGTGTCGCTTCAGCTTCCTCCGGGTTGTCTTCGGACTGTTCGTTGTTGTTGTTGTTATTTTCGTGGAAGCGTTGCTCCAGTTGTCCATAGGCTTCAGCCATAGACTCTGGGGTATCGAACTTCTCGGGGAGCCACTCAGGGCGTTCCGGTGTTTCCGTTGGGGTTTCCTCGGGTTGTTGTGGCGGCTGCTGTTGGTCACGCTGTTCTTGCGCTTCCTCTTGCATTGCGGCTTGCTGCTCCAAAGAGATGTTCTCCTCGGGAGTTGGGTCGTTGTATGTTACGGATTCCATTACTATTCAGGTGGTTCAACCTCCGGCATGTTACCCGCTAACGACTGATCGTTCAAGGCTTTAATACCAGCGGGGCCGAGCTTCTCACTGAGAGCTTGCATTTGCGCCATCTGTTGCTCCTGCTGCATCTGTTCAGAACTCTTGATGAGTCCTTCGGTCTTGATGCCGAGAGCCGTAGCGCGTCTTTTGAAGTAGTCTTCAACATTAACAAATTGTCCAATAGCCTGTGGGCCAACCACTTGGGCAGCACCAGCAAGGAACAGGTCAAGCTTAGAGAGATCGTTACCACGACCAAGAGCCTCTACACCTGTAACAATCACAGGCTTCACGAGATCTTTAGGAAGCTTAGGAAGAGTCTTCTTCTTTTGCATGACCATCATGATTCGCGTTACTAAAGGCAACTGCATCTCGCTGGCAAGGAGGCTATACATTCCTCCAAGGGAAGTCTCTAGCTCTTGTGAAAGCATTCGGATCTCCTCTGCAGTAACACGTTCAGCCTGGCGCACCACACCTGATGTAAGAAGGAAAGCTCCACCGAGACGGTCTTTGATGGCTTCTACTGTGACTTGAGCAGTGCGGAAGTCGTTGAACTTACCAAGCTGGAGAGTGTTAACATCAGCAGCATTGCCTTGAACAATCGCACCGTTGGGGCTTTCAGCTAGCGTCCGTGCCCTTGTAGTCCCGTTGGGGTTCACAAGGAATAACACCTTGGCAGCAGCGGCTGATCCTTCGACAATCGCTCTGGTCAACGCTTCAAGACTCTGGATGTCACCGAGGTATTCCTCAACGAACCCACGACCGTATGCCTCCCCGTCAATCCTCGAAAGTCTTAGGGGGATGAACGGATTGCGATCCTTGGGAACCTTACCACCAGCACCAGGAATGTTAACACCATTAACGTCTTGGCGTATGTGCCACGATCCTTTGATCAGGCAGCATGAGGTGTAGAGATCGAGCTTGCTTTCGGCGGTGTCGAGGTTGGGGTCTCCTTGGATAAGAGCCGCTTGGACTTCTTCGGGAAGCGTAGAGAACGCAAGGGTTTCCTTTGTGGCGATCTTAAGGAGGTTCCCCATCGGGTCTCTTTCAACAACAAACCTATCAAGGTGGAACACACGGAGTCCTCCGCTGTCCGGTAGATACAGGAGTGCGTTGCCGGTAATGATGAGATGCTTGAGAGCTTCGTGGATTGTTACCCGATAGGCTCCGAGGCTTACCTCATCCATAACCAAACCTTCCAAGGCTTGCAGGGATGACTCGATCTCACTTAAGAGTTCTGGTGGGGTCTCCTCTTCGGCTAGCTTACGTTGGTCAGCTTGGAGGCGAAAGAAGGGAGCATTAGGGGGAAGCAAAGCTAAGAGCAGCTTCGATGAAAGATTGTTAACACCACGGGAACCAACACCACTAAAGGGAGTATCAAGGCGACTGTGGGGACCGAAGCCTTCCTCGGGCATGACGTATGGAAGGGTCAGCTTTGAGCAAGCCCGTGCGCGGTCAAGGTATTGATAACGATCCCCCTCAAGGCGGGTGTATGTTTGTTGGGCGGTTTCGGTCATCATTATGGTGTGATTGGTTCAAGTTCCTCCAGGTCGTCAAGGTCAGGCAACAGGTCTTCGTCTTCGGGTTCCAACGCGTGCCATTCTTCCTTGGTCACGATGGACAGAACTCCTTGCTCAATGTAAGGCTGGAGGGCAGAGAGGTCATCAGAGGTCACTCTCCATGTCTCCAGACGTAGCATTAGACGACCACTTTCGTCGTTAACCACTTGGAGATCCTCGGCTGGTGGTAGACCGCGCAGGGTGGAGGCTTTAGCACCGCCGATGGGATAACCTCTCGACTCGTCAACGTAGCCAGAGAGGGCAGGGTAAGCTTCCGGCAAGGCAAGGAAAAAGAACCAGCCGGTGTCCAACTGATCCTGTTCAAGTGCTGTTAGTGGTTCTTCGGGCATGTTACTGGATTACTGAGTTGATTGAGATGGCCCAATTCTTAGATTTGAGACTGGTGATTGCCGTGGAGGTTGAGGATGACAACGTGGTTCCATCGTAGTCGATGTCGATTGTGTTGTCTGCTAGCTGAGTGCCTCCGCTTGCTCCTGTGTTGGTTCCGTAGACTCCGCTGGTGTCGAGGGATGTTAGGATGTTCTCTACGGACTGAGCGGTGAGAGATGTGCAGTTATACCATGCGTTATCGAACGTTTTGCTATATAGCGATGGGGGAGACCAATTATCAAAGAAGTTAGCAGGGAACGTGGTGAGGGAGGTGCAACCATACCATGTTTCACGGAAGCGTAGTGCCGATTCGGGATTAATCAGCGGAAAGGATGTGAGGGAGGAGCAACCACGCCATGCTCGATAGAAGTCCGTTACTGATGGCGCGTTGATCGCAGGGAATGTGGTGAGGGAGGAGCAACCAAACCATGCGTTGCTGAGGTCCGTCCCCGATGAGGTGTCGATCAACGGAAAGGATGTGAGGGAGGAGCAGTTATACCATGTGTTTCTGAAGTCCTGCACCAAAGAGGTATCAAGCAAAGGGAACGAGGTGAGGGAGGTGCAACCAAACCAAGTTAGGCGCATCGCTGTCGCTGATGAAGTGTTGATCGCTGGAAAGGAGGTGAGTGAGGAGCAGTTTCCCCACGAATAAAAGAAGTTCTCCCCTAATGAAGTGTTGATCAACGGAAAGGATGTGAGTGATGTGCAGTTATACCATGTTTGGCTGAAGTTCGTCCCTGATGAAGTGTCGATTAACGGAAAGGATGTGAGGGAGGAGCAGTTTTGCCATGCGTTTCTGAAGTCTATTCCTGATGAGGTATCAATCAAAGGGAAAGATGTGAGGGAGTTGCAGCTTGTCCATGCGCTAGTGAAGCTCGTAACACTCCCAAATGCACTCCTCGCTGCTGCCCCCTTATCAACAAAGTAAGCTTCGATTTTTGTTATCTCAGAGTCGCTCAACTGCGAAGGCGTGATAAGGTAGCCAATGACGTTCTTCAAGAAACCGTTACCTGTCGATGGGGCCACACCACGCGCTTGCAGGTCGTATTGCGTAGATGCATTAAGGGAGATGTTTGCACTGTAGGTTCCCTCAAGGGTTGCCACGACGATGGTTCCGTTGACCGCTGATGAATCCGTTGTGAACTCATACTCGTCATCTACAAGATCCATCCGCATGAATGATTTACGAACAATGGTGGCAGGGTCGGTTCCTGATGTGTTGATGGTGACGGTTTGACCTGTCGAGCAATCGAACGAGGATGCCTTGTGGTCACCGTCAGACATGTCCAAATCAAGAGTCACGGTCGAATCGGCTGTGATCTTTAGAGTCTGGAACGAGCAATCAGCATACTTCTGGTTGCCGGTGCGCCACCTTCCTATATTGAACGCTTGGCCTGAGCCTGATGGAGCCGCGCCGACTGCCCCTAATGTTGCAGACCCCAAAGAAGTATAAGACCCATCGTGGTCTTTGTAGAATACTTCCGTTGAAGCATCTGTTCCGTCTCTGACGATCTTGATGACTGTTTCGAGAGGTGCGCTAGATGGAATCCCGCTGGCGGTCTGCATGCTGGCGCTTGTGCCAAAATATAGTTGCAACTTTCCGGTGCTCCTCAGCCAAACCATAAGCGAGGCAGGGTATTGGTCGATAAGGGATTGCGAGTCTGAAGGACTCCACGTACGCACTTTCACGCCAATTAGAATCTCGGTTTGAGTTCCTAAGTCGACCCCTGCTGAGAGTGAAGCATAGTTGCCACTAACGCCTGGGAGATACAAATGACCGTCACCAATCGGAACGTGGGCGCGGGATTGTTTGGTCGATGTGGTCTGAGTTGCGTCAGGCCCACCACTCACCTTATTCCCAAAGGTGGCCACCATGTCTCCCTCTGTTGCCGCTACATCACCCGCAGCGAGCATGGAGGTGTCCATGTCGAACCATATGACGGGGCTGAGGGAAAGCGGGGCGAAGTCTGCTGTGCGAGTGACCCCGGAAGTCAACGATCTCGTCAAAGATTGGGTAAACCCTTGTGTTGGGACGAGCGTCCCTAAGCGAAGGGAGAGCTTTTCGTCAGTTCGTCTATTCTTCCGCATACCGGCTACTCTTAAAGGTTGATGGGTTTGATAATCACTTGGACATCAAAAGCAGGACTACCATCAGCTCCTGTTACGTCTACCCTGATATCAGAAACAGGGCTGGTAAACAATCCACCCCCATTAGCAGTTAATGTTGTGTCTGGTCCGATGTCCACATAAGTATCTCCGATCTTGTGTTGAAGTGTTACGGTTCCCCCTGCAAAATCACCCGATACAAGAAATGCGTTAGTTTTCCCGTTGTGCGGAGTGATAGCTGGTGTTGTGGATGCGGTGAAACTTTCGTCCCCGCCCGATCCTAAATCCGAGGCGGTGATGTTGATGTCTGTTGATACGAGTGCCATAATACAATTTAGTAGTTAGAGGTTTGTTTTGAGATTCCTAACCCACCAACGACAGGCCGGCGTTTAACAAGACTAGCCACACCCTTGGGTTTCCCCTGGGCTTTGGCGGGTTTGTCTTTTGGTTTAACCGTCTCGGCTATAGCAGTAGGCGGTGGAGGACTCGCAGGAGGCTCCGGTGATTTTGGCGTTTTAACAGACATGCACATGGTTTTAGTCTTCTGGGTGGAATGGTTTTAGATGGTTAGCTAGCTGGTCGTCGTGAAGACGTTTTAGAAAGTTAACGAGATCACGCTTACCCCCATAAAAGTCAATCTCCCGAAGCGAATCGCTAGGGGAGAAATCCTTACTTGGAACACGTTCGTCCAAGAACTTAATCAAGTCTGTAGAGATAGGTGGTATATAGTCACTCATTGTTAACAGTCCTATTATGGGTCTGTTATGGAGGAAACCATCTCTTCTAGCTCTTCGATCTTTTCGCCACGCTCGACGCACATCTCCCGAAGTTCGCCTGAGATGTCTCGGCAACGGTCAACGCATTCCAAAATACTTTTCGCGTAATCAGTAAATCGTTCGCTGAAATACTCTGAAAGTTCATCTTCCATTTCGCTTTTAAGGCAGTCAAGTAGGTGTTCTGCTTCTTTGTATATGGGGCAAGTTTCTGGTATGTTCCTTAGTCTACTCATCTCCCGTCTCCTTCTCAAGCTGCCTTTGAAGATGAGCCAAAGCTCGCCATGCCATCGCCGCCCAGTCCCCCTCAAGCATGTGACGCAGGAGGGCATCAAGCTCATCCTTGGATTTGCTTTTATCCCACCATATATCCAAGGAATCTGGGTGATGCTGGATGTTACCCTTAACGGATTGCTTGGCGACTTCAACGAGCGCGTCAGGGAAGTAACAAAGAAGCCCCCTGTATAGGGGGATCATCTTGCGCTCCTCAGCGGTTCCTTCAATGTTGATGGTGTTATTCTTCATCCTTGAGTAGCTTTCGGAGTTTTGCGCGTTTCGCTTTCAGCCTTAGAATGGCGTGATCAAGAACGGCGATATCCTCTTTAAGTATCTGTTGGCGGGTTTCTTTTACGGTGTCCATAGTGTTATCTCCTTTGTGTCTTTATCGTAGTAACCGTCCCGAAGGATAAACGCCATGCGTGCATTGAGCAACGCTTCGTCCTCCCCCATTCCGGCTTTCTCATAAGCATTAACAACAGTCTGCCATTCCGCACCCTCTTTATCAAGGAGCTTTTCAGCAGTCTTCAAGCCGATCCGAGGAACACCAAAGTATCCATCGGTGGCATCGCCGGCAAGCGTCTGGACTAGGTGCTGTCTGTCGGCTTCCTCCAAGGTGATGGTGCG